TGGCGGGGAACCACATCGCAGCAACGCGCGGCAGTTCAGGGTCGGGGCGCTCGGCTTCATGCGCTGCTGGCGGAAACTTGTCGCCCATCACAATGCACACGCCTTCAATGCCGCTGGTCTTGCACATTGCAGCCATGTCGGAATTGCGGGCGAACAGCCCCGCCGTTGTCGGGTCGTCGGTATACAGCATGATGCTGCTGTCCTCTTGCTCCGTCACACGCCCAAGGCGGCGCTGTTCTTCGCCAGCCAACAGCGCAGCGCGTCTGGCTAAACGCATGACTGCACCCCATTCGCTTATATTGGTCATTTGCTCTGCCCCTCTGTGTCGTGCAGCACTTCCACACGCCATTTCAAATCGGCATAGCCGCGCTTCCCGCCGTTGCCGTCTGCGAAGGGTTTAGCTGCTTCAATCCGTCTGCCTTCGCTTTCGGCTTCATGCTGCGTATTAAATCCGTCAAACAGCGTAAACTTGCGCGCGTCGTGTCCGCCGCGATATTCGCAGACAAGGGCATACGGCATACCTAACTTAGCAAGCGTTTCATGTGTCACTTGGCGTTCTGTGGCTTTCATTTGCTTACACCCATCTAGTTATGAAGGTTACGCCGCCCACAGTGCGGCACTTGAACGCTTTGCCGTTGCGGATGCCGTATTGGCTCACGTTGCGGCTGGTGCGCTTGGCATCGCCCTTCTTGGTGGCTGGCATGGTGGCGCTCTCGCCTACGGCCAACGTTCCGATTGGGTAAGTCATTGGTCTAGGCATTTGCCTTGCTCCTTTTCACGTTCTGCGCGGCGTTCGGCAAATGTCTTGCCATCTAGTCCGCGCAGCGGCCATGCGCTGTCGGATGATACGCGATGCTTACGCCCCATAGGGGCTGCTTGCTGTGGTTTAATCATCGTTTTCTTCCCCTGCGTCATCCTGTTCGCAGTAATAGTTGTGCGTCTTGTCGCCTATGGTGACGTTTTGGACCGATAAGCCAGTAATGCTTAACGTTTCTTTCATGGCTTCGAGCGCCGCCAGTTTCACGCGCTCACCTGTCGGTGCGTCCACAATATAGCGGATGAGGGCGCCAACTTCGGTGACGGATTGCTGGTCATGTCCTATTTTAAGTCCTGTTTGCATTTTCTTGTCCTTTACAGTTCGATTGTTGTTGTCGGCTTGGGCTTGCGGTCATTCAGCCTGTCCAGCCAATAGACTTGCTCAGGGCCGAACGTCCGCGCCGCATGGTATTTGAACAGCGCCAAGGCCAGCGGGTCGTGCCCCTTGTGCTTGTGCGTCACAATCAGCGGCGAGGGTATCATAGCGGCTAGGTCTGTCCGCCGTGCGCGGCTGCTCTTGCTCTTGATGGCTTGCTCTAGGTCGTGCAGCGTCAGGCGTAGATTGTGTTCGCGGTTGATGTGCTGCAACACAGCGGATTTGTCGCTGATATAGCCGCACAGGTGCTTTATTTGCTTGCGGACGGCGTATTCCATCAGCTTTTGTCCCGCTTGCGGTATTTGCCTGTCACCGGATCGCGCAGGATGCCGTTGCGCTTCCAGAATAGCAATTCCGATGTGTCGCGTGTCCACATGGCTTTCCATTTGTCGCCATGCTTGACGGCTTCCCACAACAGAAAGGCGGTGAACAGTTGCGCGGCTAACATTAGCACAATTACGATTTGGTATTTGTTCATTGGTCAATCCTCCAGTAGTAAAGTTAATAGGAATAGGGCGGCTCCAGCGATTACCGCAATCATTCTGCGTCGATGCGGTCAAGCGAGGCTTGCAACATATTGGCTTCAGCTTGCCAATGGTCGCGGCTTGCGGTCAATTCGCGTATTTCGGCTTTCGCTTCTTCTAGTTGCTCTTCAACGTCCAACAGTTCGGCTAGGCGCTCTGCCAGCACAACAGCCAGTTCGTGATTGCGGTCTAATGCCGTGCGGACTAGTTCGCTGTCCGATAGCATCCGTAGGTAGTTGCGGTCGTTTGTCATGCGTCTATCTCCAACAGCATACGTGCAACATCGCGCACAAATTCATCCGTCACCCGTCCGCTCTGCGCGTAGTTTAGCACCATGCTATCCAGCGCCGTCCGCATTTTGTTGTAGCTGTCCTGCATCGCTAAGATTGCCGTTAGGTTCTCAACGCTATCGTCGTATAGCTTGCCTTCGGTGTTTACGGCGTTGCCCATTAGGACGCAGTCGCTGTTTACGAGTAATTCGCGGACGGTTCTAAAAGGTGTTAGGTCGTTTCTCATGTTATGCTTCCCTCACTGTTTTAATGATTGCGTAGATTGATAGGGCAAGGACGCCCCAAAAGAATGTTGTGATGATGATATGGGCGATCATGCTACAGCATCCGCTGGTGCGTAATGATCGCGCAAAGCGTCCCAATCGACGGTATTAAGGTCAAGCATGTCCCAAATGAAACCGGCGGTGGTGCTATCCTTGCCGATTAGGTCGTAAACATATTCTTCGACCATATCGCGCAGATATTCGGGAGAGAAATCAAAGCCATCCTCTGCCAATTCTGCCCAATGGTCACCAAACCATAGGTTTACTGTCCACGTTGCGGCATTGCGCCAGCCGTTGCATGTGTTGTCTGTCATAGTGTCTCACTCCTATTGATTGATTGATGTTAGGCAAACTTGCCTGTGCGGGCGTAAATCATTGGGTTCTTTTCCACGCACAGGCACTCGCCTTCGGTGTGGCCGTATTTGATTGCCTTAGCGCGCATCTTGGCCTTGTTCTCCGGTGAGATGCCAACGCTGCCGATGCAAGCGATTGCGTAAGTGTAAAGGTGTGTTTCCCACCAAGGTGTTTTGCGACTCATGCGATTGCACTCCTAAATGCGTTTATAACGTCTGCACCATTGCCAAGCGTAAAGACATGAACGCGGCAATCGCGGCATCCATGAACGTCTGTTAGCGTTGCGATAACCCGTTGCGCTTGTTCCATGCTGGTAAGGCCAGCCGTTTCGGATACTAGCAAAGTTTCGTCGTCGCTGTGCGGTGGCTTGCCCCAAATGATATATTCTTTGTTCATGCGACATACTCCGCGCGCAGACGGTCATAAACCGCGTTGGCAGATTTTTTAGTGCCAGCGGTTTCGGATGCGATAACTTTGAAATGGATATTGCCCAAAACGTCACGATGCGTTTCTTCTAATACGCGGATGATAAAGCCGCGCGCATCTGGATTGTTGTTAAGGCGCATTACGCGGTTTGTTGTCATGGTTCTCACTCCATTGCGTTGTTGATGCCCTCTTATGTGCCCTCTTACTAATGCTGTCAACAACAAAATGTGTTGCACTAAAAAAAGATTTTAGGCCCTCTAAAAATAGTCATTTGGTCTAAAATGATAGCCTAACTTTTGCCTAACTAATGACTATTTTTGCCAAGCGATATTTGGCGCGAAAATTGTTAGGCGAAAATTTAGGCGAAATAGTCAAAAGTTAGGCTATGGTTTTGGCGTAAATTGCCTAGGAAAAAGTCAAGGGTTTCTGCGCTTCGCCGAGGATTCTAGGCTATCTAGGCTATGGAATGTTAAGTTAGTTTGAGAAAAGTATATAATTAACCTATATGGTTAAAATATAACTTTCTAGAGAACGACTCCCAAATCGATTGCCTAGATCGCCTAGATGTTTAACAATTGTAAACTTTCCATGTCATGACCACGCAGTCATGACCACGCAAATCGGTCATGACTTACGCAGTTATGGCGTCATGATTTACGCAGTCATGACATGCAATCGCATAGCCTAGATTGCCCATGCACTGTGTTAACACACTAACACAGCCAGCCAGCAGAATGTGTTTTTCTTTACGTTAACGTAAGCGGAAAGGGAAAGGCCAACCCAGAATCTACACTATAGAACAAAGCCAGAACGCTGCTGGCAGGGGGGGTGGGGGGGGGTAGAGGGCCGAGCGCCGCGTGACTGTCACGGGCACGGGTCGCAAACAATTTTTATTTTTTTTGCAATATGGTTTGCAACACACTATAGTACGCCCAATGACTTTCTACTCACTGCCATTCACACCAGAGCGGACGCAGGCCACCGAGGCGCGGCTGGAGGCAATCTATGAAGCTGCCCGCTACGGCCTGAAGGGTGACAGTCTGGCGATGGCCGCCGGTCTAACCCCGCGCCAGTTCCGCGTGTTGGCCGACGCTGACCCGCTGGTCGAGATGGCTGAGATTAAAGGTCGCAGCGACGGCGAGTACACAGCGGCTAAGACCATGTACGAAGCGGCGCGCGATGGCGACAGTAAGGCTGCGCTGGAGATACTCAAGCATCAGCACGGCTGGGTAGCCAAGCAGCAGATCGACGTGAACATCGACCAACAGATAAGCATTACAGGCGCGCTGGAAAAAGCACAGTCGCGCGTCATCGAGGGGCTGTACACTGAACTGCCCCAGCTAGAGGATAACACACATGCAGCAGCCGATATATTCAGCGCAAGACGAGATGGAGTTGATGGCGCGGCTGTGGTCGCCCAGCCTGAAGGATGACCCCCTAGCATTTGTGCTGTACACATTCCCGTGGGGCCAAGCAGGCACGCCGCTGGAACATTTCCCCGGACCGCGTAAATGGCAGCGCCAGATACTTGGTGACTTGCGCGACCACATCAAAGCGAACAACGGCAAGGTTGACTTCGACACAGCGCGGCTGGCGATTGCGTCAGGACGCGGTATCGGCAAGTCCGCCCTAGTCTCATGGCTCACCATCTGGATGCTGTCGTCACGCATCGGCTCGACCACCATCGTGTCGGCAAACTCCGAAGCGCAGTTGCGGTCGGTAACATGGGCAGAAATTACCAAGTGGCTGGCGATGTCGCTCAACAGTCACTGGTTCGAGATAGCCGCCACACGCATCATGCCAGCCAAGTGGCTGACGGAACTGGTCGAGCGCGACCTGAAGAAAGGCACGCGCTATTGGTCAGTCGAGGGCCGGCTGTGGTCAGAAGAGAACCCTGACGCATACGCAGGGGTTCACAACTTCGACGGTGTGATGCTGATTTTCGACGAAGCCAGCGGTATTCCAGACTCAATCTGGTCGGTGTCGGATGGTTTCTTTACAGAGAATACGCCGCACCGCTTCCATCTGGCCTTCTCCAACCCGCGGCGGAACACAGGCTATTTCTACGAGACGTTCCACAGCAAGCGGGCGTTCTGGACAACACGCACAATCGACGCCCGCGATGTCGAGGGTACAGACAAAAACCTGTACCAGCGCATCATCGACGAATACGGGCCAGACAGCTACCAAGCCAGCGTCGAAGTTTACGGTAACTTCCCGTCAGAAGGCGACGATCAGTTCATCGGCAGCAATCTGGTCGATGATGCCATGAAGCGGCCACCCGTCAAAGACGACAGCGCGCCCATCGTCATAGGGGTAGACCCAGCACGCTTCGGGGCGGATGCTACCGTCATCGCCATACGGCAGGGCCGTGACATTTTGGAACTGCGGAGACACCGCGGCGCTGACACAATGGAAGTGGCTGGCTACGTCATCGACGCCATAGAACAGTTCAAGCCAGCGTTGGTCTGCATCGACGAAGGCGGGCTAGGCGCAGGCGTCGTGGACAGGCTGAAGGAACAACGGTACAAGATACGCGGCGTAAACTTCGGCAATAAGGCCAAGAACCAGATCATGTGGGGCAACAAGCGCGCAGAGATGTGGGGCGCAATGCGAGATTGGCTCAAGACAGCGCACATCCCCAACGACAGGTTCCTGAAAACAGACCTCATCAGCCCGCGCACCAAGCCAGATAGTAAAGGAACGCTGTTCCTCGAAAGCAAGAAGGACATGAAGTCACGCGGGCTGGCGTCACCTGACGCAGCGGACGCCATAGCGGTGACATTTGCCTTTCCTGTAGCATCTAAAGACCCACGACAAGGACGCGTTGACAGACGCTCCTCAAGCGGGTATTCTCCCGCTGGATATTCTACATCTTGGATGGGCAGCTAGTGGCAGACAAGAAAAAATCAGTTTCGTTGTCCGTTGGCAGAGGCGAGAAGTTGCCTGTGTCAAAGGGTGCGGGCCTGACTGCCGCTGGTAGAGCGAAATATAACGCTGCAACAGGCAGCAAATTGAAGGCTCCAGCGC